ACATGGGGGGGGGGGCCGTAAGGCCCCCGCGGACACGAAATCCTGTGTTGGACTTCCTGTACGCTGGCGTAAGTATGCCACGGCATTCTTGCGCATTTGTGCTGCGCTTGCTACGACGAGCCCTTGGGCTCGCACGTCCTGAGGATAGGTCTTCGGATTGAATCCTAAGAGCAAAGCACCGGTTTGCAGATGAGGTCCCCCCAAAGGTGGGTGCGCGCGTAAGCGCGCTCCAGACCCTTAGAGGGGAGCCGTTTCTGTGCTAAATTCAGGAAACGTCGCTGGAAAAGAAGGCGACGGCGGTAATATTCCGCCCTGAGGGGTGCACTGAGATGATTGTCCCAGTCTAAGGTGTTCTGGTAACGGATAACCTTCCGTCTCCCTGCCCGGGAGCGCCTGCGGCCCGGGGCTGGATCCTTTAGGGTTCAGTCTCGGAAACCGAAGGGTGTCACAGGTTACATAATTATTACTAACTATGAAAGCACTATTACTATCTTTAATTCGCGTTGCGAAGGAAAGGGTAACAGTGCGCCCTGTGCCACTTCGGCGGCTAAACGTAAAAGTTTGGCATCACCTTTTTCCTGCGCTGGTAAGCGTAGGGAGGTTGGTGATTGGAAGAATAAGTCGTGACCGCATCAAAGTTTTAGCCTTTTGGGCCAAACAGTGTGTTGCGATGATACGCAAGCAAGGGGTCAAAGGGACGTGTCTATGGTTAAAGACTATCAACGTGCTAATCATGGCCTCGTTACCTGGATCTCAGTTGAAATCGCAAAGTCGGGCGATTAGTAAGGTTGCTGTCTCGGTTTCACGTGACGGTCTGCCTCGGGTTATACCGAAGCAAGATCGCCGCGCGATCCGCGCCGGTGACACGAACACCATTCGATTGTGGTTGAGTTTATCTGGAATGTACCGGGTTTTAGAATTCCCGGGAAAAGCTAAGATTTCAACCATCACCGATCCAGGTCCTCGGATATCCCCTCCGTTGCTTTCGTTCTTCGAGACCTTCCTGAAAAGGGAGTTCTTTCGGAACTTGGGTGACTTAACGGGATTGAAGGTGACCGGGATCGACCCTGCCGGGCTTAGACCTACTCCTCTGCCATTGGTAACTTCGGCAGCGGGGTCATGGGTGGTGCCATCCGGTAAGTATGACTTACGGGTGTCATCCCTAGGGACGGCGGCTCCGGCCGCTTGGAACTGGGTCAATGGCCACTGGGGCGAGGCTTTGCTTCGCTACAGTCAAGCCATTGGATCCTGGGACACTACCAACTCGTGGTATCGTCTTGTGGAAGAGTCTGCGAGGTACTCGCACTTCTGCTCGAGGATGTCCCGAGGCCGGATTTCGTTTAAAGACGAGCCGGCCGGGAAGGTCCGGGCCTTTGCCATGGTCGACTACTGGACGCAATGTTCGCTGAAACCGCTGCATGATCTCTTGTTTTCAATCCTGAAGGAGATCCCCCAGGATGGAACTTTTGATCAAATGGCTCCTGCGAAGGAGCTGCTTTCAGTCCGACGGCTCGCCACGGAAACGTGGTGGAGTCTGGATTTAAGCGCTGCGACGGATCGCTTTCCACTTGCGTTACAGAAATTGGCCATGAAGTATCTTGTATCGGAGGAATATGCCGCAGCTTGGGCAACCCTCATGGTCGATCGACCGTTCCGGCTCCCCGTTGGCTACAAGCCTCGGGATTGTCGGTATGCGGTAGGTCAGCCCATGGGGGCGTACTCGAGTTGGGCCGCTTTTGCTCTGACGCACCATGCTACCGTGCAGTTTGCTGCAAGGCTTTCTGGGTTATCAGGTTGGTTTCGAGATTATGCGCTCTTGGGGGATGACATTATCATTGCTAATGATCGTGTCGCCCACAAGTATAGATGGCTGCTTAGTCAATTAGGAGTCGAATGTTCGCTCGCGAAGTCGATGGCGTCTAACCAACGCACATTTGAGTTCGCAAAGCGTGTTCTATTCCGAGGTGTGGACGTTTCGGGCTTCCCCTGGAAGCTATGGAGGATTGGTCAGCGATCACTCGCTGCCATGATCTCATTAGCCCAAAGGGTAAGTTTCGGAACGGCCCCACTGAATCTGGCTTCGCTTGTCAAAGCATTGGGGGCTGGGATGAAGGCGACGAGTCGCGCTTATACGGCGTGGCGGCATATGCCGCGGGGCCTGAAGGCGCTGCTCATCATCTTGACCCACCCCCAGGCGAACACCTTCCTATCTCGCCAGACATGGCTAGATTGGCTTACTGCGCCAGGCCCAGTGCTGCCATCGGGTTATAAAGTGGATACGTCCACTTGGTTAACTCCTTGGCTATCGGGATTCCGTGAGGAATACCTGAATCCTGCCCTCGAATTTCTTGAGGAGGAGAGCACACTGGATCTCTTCGAGCCGGATATAGACCGGCGGGACGCCCAGGGGAACCTGACACGGGACAGCCACTATATGGCGGAATTCATTCGGTTTCGCAGAGCCTATCTCTTCAGTAAACTGGAGAGTTTAGTCTCTGTTGAACGGTCTAAGAAAATCCGTCAATTAGAGGAACGTGCCGCTAAGATCGAAGCCGATCTAGCGCATTTGCAGAAGTTATCTATCTCGCTACAGGCTCGTAACGTTTCAGGCATGTTTAACAGCATGATGAAGCGGCTAGAGGAGTCCATTGCAGCCGTGCCTCTGCCTCTCCCGTGGCTCGTATGGGCCCGGGAAGAGAACGAGAATCGGCGGCCTGCGACTGTTCTAGTGAGTCTCTGGGAGCGCTGGAGGCTTCGTATCCATCGGTCTCGAAAACTGCCGACGCACGCCAACCCGCAAGGGGAGGCGGTGAAAGCACGCTTCGAGAAACCGTTTTCAACGGATTTTGATGAGTAGGGAGGAACACTCGTGATGATACAATTGAAAGAGTTGCTGGATTTTAACCGAGCAACACTCTTCGGAGTGTGTAACGGAAATTGAAGGCATCTTCGAACGGGTCGGAATCTTTGCTCATGAAACGGTGGATAAAAATGACACTTTGCTACCGTCATGGTAGGTTTGACAAGCCTGCTAAGCCTTGAAAAGGCGAGACTTATCTTCCAAATCCTGCTTACAAAGGAACCTCGCCCTCGGGCGGGTAATCCTCGGTAACGCAGAACTAGGAGTGTGCATTCTTAGCACCGTCGGACCGGGATAACCAAGGCTTCGGCCTTGGGGGGGCCCGGCAACCGAGTGGATACGTCGAGGCTGTCAACCTCGGCGTACCCACACCCCCCCCATGT